AAGTTCCGGTTGATCGATTTGTCGGTAGCGGTCTGGGCACGCAGCTCGGCGGCAAGACGCTTCTGCTCGCGCATGGCGACGACGCCACGCTGCTTGTTCTCGGTGTCGGCCGCGCTGAACGTGGCCAGTTCTTTCTGGAGCTGCACAAGCTCGTTGAAGCGCGAGCGATCCATCGGGGAGATCGATGCCACGCCCTGATACGCAAGATCTTCAGCAAAGCCGCCGCCGTTGGCGACCTGGCTGACCATCGACTTCAGGCGGTTGCTCTTGATGACGCCGGTGACGGGCTTGCCGTTCTTGTCGAGCATCAGGTTCGACGGGACGTTTCGGCCGAACGTGTTCAGGCCTTCGTTGAACTCGGGCGTGTCGCGGCCGAGGGCGTTCAGCTGTTTGGCCAGCTGGACGAGGCGTTCTTTCTTCTCGATCTCCTGCTCAAGCAGCTTGAGCTGGTACTTCAGACGCCGGGCTTCGGCGTCGTCATTCTTGGCTTTCTGGACCGCTCCATCGGCGTCGATCTGCGCGCGGAGACCCTTGTTGGCGGAGGTCGCCGCCAGCGCGTCGTAGCCGCCCGTGGCGAGCGCGCCGAGACTGCCGCGCACCATCTTGGCCTGCTGCGCCGTCTTTGTCCCCATGGCCTGGTTGGCCGTGTCCTGCAGGGACTTGATGCGGAGCTGCAGACCCTCGGCCCCTTTGGTGGCCTGGCCGAGGGTCTTGACGAAGTCATCCAGCTGTTTCTTAGCCTGGATGTTCGCTTCGATGATGTACTTGATGTTCTGCGGAGTGTCGTCGGCCATCTCGTCTACCCGAATGCGTTACCCAGAACTGCTTCGAGTTCCGAGATGGAAGTAGGCGCCGTAGATGGATCGGGCGCGGGCGGGGCCGATGAGCTACCTTTAGCGCCGAATGCTACGCCAATGGCAAGCAGGGCGCTTTCATAGAAAGAGGCCTGTACAGTAAGGAACTCCTCGGAGCGCGTGGAGACCTTCCATTTGAGCGCTTCGAGAGAGTGCCGCCAGATAATGGTATCCCAGTCGTCCGGTGTCAGGCCGAAGGCCCAACACACGGACGAGCGGAAGTCTAAAGTGCGGAGCCAGTCTTGAGCTTGGCGAGGCGTACGGCCATCTCCCCCAGTTGGGACTGGCTTGCCGCGGTTGCCTCCACGAACGCTCTCGTCCGCGTCGCGAAAAAACTCAGCACGTGCCCCATGATCCACTCGGTGATGCGGCCGTACTCGGCCACCTCCGGGTCCATGTCGCGCACGTCCAGCACATGCTCCTGGTCAACGTCGCCCTCGGGCGTGCGCTTGGCAATGCAGGTGTTGACCAGATCCATCAGGACGTCCTGATTGGTGATCGCCATCTGGAAGTCGTCCATGCTCTGGAAGTCTTTCGACAGCGTCGTGAGCAGGCCGAACGTCATCTTGATTTTGGCAGTGCCGAGCTTCTCGTCACCGGTCGCGAAGTCGAAATTCTTCGGATACGGAGTGGGCTTCGGTTCTTCTTTGGTGGTGGGTTTAGCCGGGGTCGCCATGTGTTTTTATGTCCTGAGAAACAACTCAGCCCACCGATAAGGTGGGCTGAGCCGGGGCCACAATGCACTTGGGGGAGATCAATACCCGGTATTAACCGGGAAGGATCATCGCCGTCTTGTTGCCAGTGAAGTCCGAATAGAACGCATCGGTCGGCAGCAGGGCGTAGGGCTTGATCTCGAAGGGCATGTTCGAGAAGTTCTCTTCCTGGAACGCCAGGCTGAGGCCTTTCTGGATGCGGGCCTTCGGGAAGATGGCGACGATCGGGCGCTGGTTCTCCGGCATGATGCCGGCGATCTTGACGCCGAACAGGCCGTCGTCGTTCTGCGAGCCGACCTTGATCGGTTTGCGAACGCGGAAGACGCGGGTCGTTGCCGTGGCGAAGATCACACCAGCCGGGGGCGCGTAGCCCGCAGCGAACGTGATCGTGTCGGTCGAGATCGAACCGACTTTCAGCACCGCAACGAGGTCGCTCTCATCATGCTGCAGGAGCATGAAGTCGCCGACGGCAAAGCTTGCGCCGCCGCCGGTGGCCAGCACGGCCGTGGTGTCTGCGTCATCGACAACAGCCGACAGGAGGAACGTGGTGAGGAACTCGTCGTACGCCGCACCCGTCGCGTCAACGCCGGCCGCGTAGGCCAGGTTGCGTGCCGTGTACTCGTAGATCTCGCCGGTCAGCGTGGACATGACACCGGTGTTGACCGTGTAGATCACGGCCTTGGTGATGCCTTGCGTCAGTTCGGTCCACTGGTTTTCGGTGTTGAGGTTCACCTGCTTGGTCAGACCAAGCGAGTGATCTTCCGGCGTGAGTTCGAAGACGTTTGCGCGCGGACCCACCATGATGGTGGCGTTCGCGAGAAGGAACTTGGAGGTTTTGCCCTCTCCGCTCATAGTTTGATCTCCCGTATTGACCCAGTGCGGGGTGTAGATTTCGGGAGAGCAATGACAGACACACACAAGGATCGCGATTTATTAGAAAGCAATAAGGGCAATTAAAATCTATGAGCGACAACGGGCGCTGCCTGACTTTTGATATTGACGGTATTCTGCTGGCTCAAATCCAGGCAAGGGCGGGCGTTACGGGTCGGTCGCGCAGCAGCGAGGTGTCGTTTCTCACTGACCTCGGGCTCAAGGAAGTGGCCCAGGGTTCCCCTGAAATGGTGAGCGACACGCTCGATCCGCGGCGCGTCTGCATCTACTTCACCGGTCAGACGATGAGCCGCGTCGGGCAGTACGCCGTCTCCAACCACATACCGAAGGGGCGCGCGGTGAACATCCTTCTCCGCACGGCCCTTGAAGCGAGCGCGCAGCGCGAGCTTAGGTTCTTTGCGAAGCCATCGGATCCAGCCGCGCACTGAAATTGATGAACTGCCTCGGTCGTGAGCCAGACCTCACGATCGGGGAGATGGAGGTCCCACCCTCCACGACGGCCCACGAGACCAGGCTCGCCGTCTCGCGTCGATAGATCGGGATGGTCTTGGTCGGGCGGAAGTCCGCGAACACGTTCGACGCCATCTTGCGCAGCCGCATCAGGTTGGTGTCGTTGACCGTGCAGACCCCGATGCCGACTACCAGCTGGAACATGTCGGAGGACTCCTCCGTGATGCCAAGGCCGGACGGGCCGAGCAGGTCGGTATCCGGCAGCTCGTGAACCTCGGACACGCTGTCCCAATCCAGGTATTGCAGCCCGGGGCTGACACTCAGCAGCGCAGCAACTTTGTCCACGCAATACTTCTGAAACGATGCCACGGCGTCGTCGTAGATTTCTTCGTACCGGCTCATTTCTTGAACTCCGCTCGGATGGATCGTTTGATGGCCGCAGGGATGCGGAATGCCATCCAGAATTGCGTGATGGGCTGCAGCAGCGGGCGGTGCCGGCCGGGCGGGCCGACCAGCTTGTCGCGCGTCTTGCCGCTGAACAGCATGTTCTCGAATGCCCCCTCGTTGTGATCCGTCCAGCGGTGGCTGGACAGCATCGGCAGCAAGGCCTGCGAGATATTCGGAAAGATCTGAATTTCCAGCTCGCCCAGAACCCAGCGCTTCTCGATCTGCGTCTTGCGGTACTGGCGCAGCTTGGTGACGTCGTGGTGCGATTTGATCTTGATGCCGCCGAAGCGCGAAATCCACGATGCCTGGTTCTGCCCGCTGCGCAGGGTACCCTTCAGGTTGCCGGTGTCGGCAAAGAACTTGCGTGCGTTCTGCGGGCCGCGCTTCAGGTCTTTGTACATCTTCATCCGAACCCATCGCGAGGACAGGTCAATCCAGTTCATCCCGCCCATCGGCGTTATGCCGTGGTGGGTGAATATCTGGGTCGGGCCGCCGAGGTCGCTCTGGTCAAAGCCGTGCCGCTCGCGCTGCTGATCCCAGGCGTTGTTGCCGAGGAAGCCGGGGTGCTTGATCATCATGCGGTAGGGACCGGCTTTTGACTTGTCGATGATGTCCGCTGCCGCCCCGAAGATCTTCATTGCCTCCTGCTCTGCAACGACCTCGGTGCGCTCGATGAGCTTGTTCAGAGCCGGGCGCGTGAGCGCCGCAGTTCCGTTCATGAGCCTGTCATTGAGACCCGCGCGGATTTCTTGCTCGACCAGGCCGGCGACGTTCGCGCCGGTCAGCAGCTGTTTGCCGACAATCACCTTCATCAGGCGACCTCGCAAACTCGCAGCCCGAGGGCGGAGTTGACCCGCTTCACCTGCTGCTCGCCAACCGTGTGGTTGATCTCGATCGCGCGATGCGTGAGAACGCGGCTCAGTTCGTTGGGGACGCCGATCTCCCGCTCGTAGGGCTGGCGCGTCATGATCTCCCACGCCACCCAGATCTCGCCATTGACGGCCCAGCCGTCGCTCTTCGAGAGGCCGGTCAGCGCGTCGGTGGCAGACGTCTGCTGCTTCCACGTGAGGAGACGGTTGGCCTCGAAGGCCCAGAAGCTGCGGTAGTCCGGCGTCTCCTGGTGCGCTGCCAGGAGGAAGCGCGACCGGCCGCGGCGGATCAGTTCGCCAGCTTGGACGATGCTGTTGGGCCGCACGCGCAGGATGAGGCGGGGCGGGCTGAAGTCGAGCGCGGGGAACTGGCGGTCGGAAACCCGCTGCCAGGTGGCGGGCAGCTTCGCGCCGGCCTCGTTGTAGATGGGCTCGAAGAACTCATCGTGCATCTCGAAGTTCATGACTAGACCCCCGTGATGACGTCGGTCGGCAGCCCGAATGAGAAGAGAGATGGGGTGGCTTGAACGACGCCGCCGATGTCCTGCACGACCTCGTCAATGTTCTTGGCGAGCGCCTCACGGAGCAGTGCCATATCGAGGCCGAACTTTTCCGCCTCGAGAGAGCCGTCGGTCTTGCGCTTCAGGTTGCGGTTGATGACCGCCGGGAGAGCTTCGAGCAGCGCCTTGGAGGCGATGGCCCGGTTGACGTCGGTCTCATCCTTGGTGCCCGAGGCGAGCGCGGTGGTGAGGACGGCAGAGGTGAGCTTGGCCTCCAGCCATTTGTAGGCGGAGTAGATGTCAACATCGCCGTCGGCGAGTTCGGAGGAGGAGAGGCCGGCGAGCGAGCGCACGGTCTCCATCGTGACCGTGTGGTTCAGCCAAGGGGTCAGGATGTACGAGAGGATCGTCTGCCACGGCCGCGCGCCGTGCAGCGCGCTGACGATCAGCGTGCGCTTCTCGAACTCGCGCGGTGAGGTGATGGCGTTCTGGATGGCGGGGACTTGGACGACGGTCTCGACGTCACCGACGCTCAGCGTGATGGCCTGGCCAGAGAGGATGACCGCGCCGTCGTGGTCCCGGAGGCTCCAGGAGGCGGAGTTGGCGGTGGGCATGAAAGGCTCACCGCCATCCGTGAACGAGACGAGGATGGCAGCGATTTCGTCCTGGAGATAGCTGCGCATCCTCGGTCCTTACTTGGCAGTCTTCGCGGCCTTGGCGGCAGCTTTGGCTTCGGCGGCAGCGGCTTTGTCGGCGGCGGCTTGGGCGTCGGCCGCTGCTTGAGCGTCGGCGGCGGCCTGGGCTTGCTGCTTGGCCATCGCTTCGTCGGTGTCGGCGTCGTCTTCCAGAGCCGCTTCTTCAGCAGCCTTGGCGGCGGCAGCTGCGGCTTTGACCTGTGCTTCGCCGAACGAGGACAAGAACGACTCGATTGCGAGCGGCAGCTTATCCGGCTCGGCGTGACACTTGGCGTCGCGGTAGTAGGCGTCGAACTCGACTTGCGTCGCGGCTTCGACCAGGTGGGCAATCATTTCGACCTTCTTGCCGGCGATCAGCTCGCGCAGGAAGCCGGAGTCGCGCGCGACGGCCGGCCGCTTGAAGCCGATGACGTCGCCCTGCGGCGTGACGTAGGAGTGTTTGGAGGTAGCTTTGACGAGCATCTTCATGATGGGTCACCGGTAAAAATGTGCCCGGGAGCCGTAGCCCCCGGGCTTATTTTGATCCCCGACCACCCCTATGCGGGGGCGGTCAGGGACCAGTCTTAGTTGCCGAAGTCGAAGACCGAGCGGGTGTCGCCGAAGGTCAGCTTGAAGCCAGAGTTCTCCGTCGAAACGAAGGTCACCTTCTGGTTGCGGATCGAGTGTTCGGACTCCTCAATCTTGGAGCCGTTCTCGACCAGCTCTTCGAGCGTGATCGCCTTGGTGATGCCGATCAGCTTGTTGGCCGGGACGGCGCTCGACAGGACGAAGTTCACCGTGCCGCTCAGGATCGGCACGCCGCCGATCTGGAAGCCCGTGCGCGCCATCGTCTGCGCGTCGGTTTCGGTGTTGTTCGACGTCGGGATGGCGAAGAGGAACAGCCACTGCAGGTAGGCGTCGAAGTCGCCGACCACAGTATCGACCGGCGTGCCGGCCTTGGCGCGTTCCACAAGCCACTTCACGAGGTGCTTGTAGGAGATCTTGCCCGGGACGGAGACGATGCCGAGGGAGACATCGTAGTCCGACTGGTTGACTTCCGGGGCGGCGCCGTAGGCGCCGTCGCCGTTGATCAGGACGCCAGTGGCTTCCCAGACCTTGGAGCGTTCGATCTGCATCTTCGAGCGGGTCGCGAACGGGACGATCAGGTCCACGCTGGCGCGGCGTTCGAATTCGTAGGTGAATTCCCAGCCGAGGCCGAATTTGTAGATCTTGACGGTCTTTTCCGACGCGGTGACGGAGTGGATCGGCACTTGGCCTTTTTCCGTCAGGCGGGCGGAGAACTGGTAGTCCGTCGCGGCGTCGTCAACGACCATCGAGAGCACTTCCGTGCCGTCGATCGTGCGCGAGTTGCCGACCAGACCTTCCAGGCGCTCGAAGTTCGTCTGGCGATACGCCCAGTTGACCGTGTCGTCCACGACCTGCGGGAACAGGATGCGGGTGCCCGGGAACGTCTGGAACGTGTTTGACGCAGCTTGGAGCGTGACGCCGTTTTCGTAGTCGTTGCGGAGCGGAAGATCGAGTTCGCGCAGAGCGGCGTGATAGCCGTTCAGGAGACCGCCTTTGCCGTCAGAGAACTTCGCCGCCTGGTCAGCCGGAGCTGCCGAGACGTCGAGCTTCATAACGAGGTAGTCTTTCATGTTGAGGCCGACGGCTTTCGCCTCGGACATCAGCTGTTCCGCGAACGCCTTGGCGTTGCCGACGTTGGCCTGCCGGAGCTGGGCGACGTCGGAGATCGGGATCTTTTTCAGGTTCAGGAGCGATTGGCGCATGTGATTGATCCCCTTAGATCTTCACGACGATGGCGAAGCCCGAGCGGATCTCGACCACGTAATTGAGGGCATGGTTGGCGGTGAGCGGTTTGACTTCGCCGGAGCCAGCGCCTTGGGCGGAACCGCCCACGACCATGGTTTCGCCGGTTTTGATCGGCAGCTTCTCGATGAACTTCATCGCGACTGTGCCGACGCCGGTGCTGTCGCCGGCAGCGTCGGTCTCGACGTAGTCGAGGCGCGCGATGATGACGTCGCCATCAGCGGCGAGCTTGAACGAGTTCGGCGTCGTGCCATCGTACGACAGCGCTTTGCCCTCGTCGGCTTTGACGATCGCGGCGTTGAGGTTCGCGGTCTGGAGCCACTCGTTTTTGGGACGAGCGTCCATCGTAACTTGGCGGTGGAAGGACGTGCTGACCATTGAAGGTGTCCCTTAATTAAGCGGTGAACGCGCGGTTGCTGCGCGCGGCGTTGGCTTCGGCTGCGAGTTGAGCGGCGGATTTGGAGCGTGCGCCGTCAGCGGGCAGAGCCGCAGTCAGCTTGGCTTGCGCCTCGGACATCTGAGCGATCAGACCCGGGACGTCTGTGGCGAGCGTCGGCGTTTGGACGCCGGTGGCGACCAGCGCGCGGCGCGCGTTCTCTTCCACGGCGGCGCGCAGCGCGGCGACATCGGCGACGGCCGGCGCGGCCACGCTCAGCGAAGCAGTTGCCTCGGTCAGCTTGGTCGTCAGGTCGGCGATCGTTGTTGCAGCGAGAGCAGCGGCGGCGTCGGAAGCAGCTTGGAGCGCGGCGGTCGCAGCCTTGGCGGTGGCTTCACCAGCCGCCAGAGCTTCGATACGCAGCATGGCAGCGGCGAGATCCATTGATTTGGTGTCCTTCGGTTGTTCGACAGAGGCGTGGAGGACCAGGTGCTTGCGAGGGCCTTCGGCGCTTGCGCGCAGGGCCATGTCGCGAGGGCTGGAATTGGAGAACGCGGATGCGCTGGGGTTGATCACCCGCGCGCCGGGGACCGCGCCCATGCCGCAGAGGGAGACTTCGGTGAATGCATCAACGCCGACGAGGCGCGCGTGGACGCCGTTCTCGCCGATCACGTGTCCGTTGCCGCAGACGCAGCCCCAGATGTTGTCGCTCGTTGCGGCTTCGCTGTAGTAGTCCCAGCCGCACTGCGAGCAGAGCAGGGCCTTCGACAGGATCGAGACGGAAACCTGGTCGATGATGCCGGCGTCAAGGTCGGAGCAGATCGCGGCTTGCGTCTTCTCGTTGACTGCGAACAGCGCGTGGAAGGCACCGTTGTTCAGGCGGCCTTCGAACACGCGCCCGACGGGCATCATGTTGTCGTTGTGGATGAGGATGAGCTGACGGCTTTCCTGGTTCACCAGTTGCGCCATCTCGCCGAGCGTCTCGGTCGTGATGCGCGCGTCAGCGTAGATGCCGCTCTTCTTGCGGATCGGATTGCTGTTGGCCGCGATCATCTCGTAGACGGCCAGACCTGACAGATCAGCCTCTGCGCCAAAGCCGCGGCGCAGAGCTTCATCAACCTTCGGTGTGCGGGTAATCCGTTTCATCGAACTCTATCCGTTGCCTGAGCGGATAGAGTTCGATTTCGAAGCTTATCTCTACTTAGTAGAAGCTATGAATTAGCATTCAATACTAATATACTAGAGATCAGGCGGCGATGGGCGGCACGACCGCGAGGTGCGGCGTGAGGATCGAGCGGAGCAGCTCGGCCTGGGACAGCCCGGCGGCGACCGCCGGTTTGCCGCCAGGCTTCTTCACGCCCTTCGACTTCGACGCCTCGCTGCCCGCCGGCGCGACGGAGCGGCCGAGCGGATCCGAGTTGGCGCTGACGCTGCCCGTGTCCACGCTCGCTGTCTGCGGTTGTGCGAACCCTGTGCCCGAGAGAACGGGCGCGCTTGCCGGCGGCAGGCGGCCGTACATTTCCCAGTGGTAGTGCTCGTCGGTGATGAGGCCGAGCGAGAGGTCCGTCTGGAGGCGCGACTGCTTGATGATGCGCTGCGGCTCGAGTTCGAGGTTCGGGCGCAGCTCGGCGGGCTCGAAGGTCACTTCGACGAAGCCTGCGGTGCCGTAGAGGTTGATCGCGAACGTCAGCATCTGGCTCAGGAACTGGGCCACGGGGATGTTGAGCTGGTCGGCGTTCATCGCGGCGATGCGCGCCTCGACGGTGCCGGTGTTCACGCCGGACTTGCCGCGGCCGATGACGGTGGCCATCGTCTTGAGGCCCGCCTGGTTCTGCGCGTTCAGGGCTTCGATCACCGGAGTGATGTCCATTGCGGCGCCGGGCTTGGCATCGTTCAGCATGCCCAGCTTCGAGCTGTCGTAGTGGACGATGGTCTGGTCCGCGCGCAGGTCACCGAACTGGCCCGCGATCTCGTCGCGGCGGTCGGAGAGCCACTGGCGCAGGGCAACCGGGTCGTTCTTCACGCTGGCGGGCGCGCTGTTGGTCATGATCTCTTCGACGATCTCGACCGTCATCCGCGGGAAGCCGGTCAGGCGCATGATGCGGTAGAGGTCGTTGATGACCTGCTGGCGCGCGGCGATCGTGTTGATGGCCGACACGAAGTCCGACTGCGCGTAGGGCGTGGTCGGCAGGCGGCGGTGGTGCGACACGAAGAAGTTCGGGATGTTGAGGTCGATGATCTGGCCGGTGGCCGCGACCTTCTGCTGGGGCTTGTACTCGCCATTGACCTTCTCGACCCACTCGATCGTGGACATGTCAACGTGCTGGATGCGGCTCGGGACGAGCGCCTTGTCGAGCACCAGCTCGCCGCCGGCCGCGCCGCGCAGCAGCATCATGGTGCGGAGTTCCTGGCACAGCGTGCGGCCGTCGGCCTTGAGCTGGAAGCCGAGCGTGTAGTCAGTGACGGAGGTGAGCGCGCGGAAGATCTTCTGCGCGTCGAGCGTGGCGGCCGCATCAATCTCGCCCTCGGGCGTACGCACGACCATACGCATCGGCGTGTCGGCAAGTGTCAGATAAGCGCCCACCGCTGCTGACACATCGGGATCCGAACGGAAGAGGCCTTCCATGAGCTGGTTGGCGTTCTGCGTCTGGCGGTTGGTGAGCAGGTCGCTGAGGTGTTCGCGCGCGACCGGCACCGGCAGGAGGCCGGTCTGCAGGTTGGGGTTGAAGGTGCGGGTGAACCCTTTGGCTGCGCCCTTTTGGATCTTCTTGATCCCCGCGCCCAGCTTGCTGAAGAAATCGGGGGTGGCCATCAGAAGAGACTCCGCTGTGCGCTGTCAGAGCGCGTGTTATAGGGCATGAAGGTTGAGCGTTCGCTCTTCGGGCTGACGCCGATGATGCCGCTCATGATGCGGGTTTCACTCTCAACCATCTGGCTGGCAGCGACGACCTGGAAAATCCGCGGGGCGATCTGCAGCAGCGCCAGGGCGTGGAAGAAGTGGTCGTTGCCGTTGATCTTTTCCCAGCTCGCTTCGACCTCAGGCGTCTCGACGCGCACCATGTCCTTGAGGTGCTCGATAAGAACTTCCTTATGGGTTCCGTAGCCGTTGATAAGAATTTGCTTATTGCGGATGACCTTGACCAGGCGGTCGATGGCCTGCGTCCGGTTGATCTGCGTGTGGCTGATGTTCTTGAACTCATCGACTTTGAGGTTGATCGTCGCCGAGCCCGTGTACTGGGTCGGGATGATCTTCTTCTCGCTCTCGGCGAAGACCGCATCGGCGGTCGGCGTGTAGGGCAGGCGGTCGATCGCGCCGGCCACGATGTTGAACTGCTTGCAGAGCGCCTTGACGCGGTCGTGCAGATCGCTGACCGGGACGGTCTCGAACAGGATTGGATGCACCACCTCGCCGTCGATTGCCCCGACCGTGATGTGGCAGATGAGACCGACGTCGATACCGATCGCGCACGGTGCCTGGCCGACGTCCGGCGTGCCCGGGTTCTTCAGGCAGGCCTGGATCATCTCGTCGGTGAGCTGGTTGGAGCCATCGCTGAACGGCTCGCCGAGCACGGTGTTGTACCAGCCCTTGAGGTTGTCGAGCGTCCGCATCTGCGTGAGCTGCTGGAATAGGTACGGCAGCATCAGCGACTTGGTCATGAACGGCCGCACGCGGTAGCCGCGCGACTTGCGCGTCGGGTATTTGGCCACCCACTCGCGGTCGCGCGGGTTCAGAAGGTCGAGCGCGTCGCCGCACTTGATGCACTTGACGTACGAATAGTCGAAGTTGATCAGCGCGATCTG